AACTGCTTGGTTAGCATTCAAGAGAAAAAAATGCAAAGAAAAATTGCAGAAAGAAAAAGAAATAACTTCAATATTTGATGACAAGAACAAGAATTTTCAAATATATGATCGTCTCATGTATCTAAGAATAAAGTCCTCCGCAGATAGAGCAAGAATATGTCAATTCCACAACGGCGGAAGTTTTCTTAGTGGCACACCCATGAAGAAATTCACATCAACACACGAAACCACCTCCAAGGGGGTTTCAAACGAATCGGAAAAATTGCAGAACTGTGTGACCACGGTCTTTCATGACAAGATCATGGCCGTCAAGGAAAACACACCAAAAATCAGGTTGGTTTCCGATTTGACCATAGAAAGTAAGAGTAAAAGTTTTTACAAGTCAACTGAAGTTGAAAAATTTGCTATTCTACCACTTCATAAAAATGACCTCATAGTTGGGTTCATGGAAGTTGAATGGAACGAAGGATCTGAAGTATCTTATCCTGATGATTTTGAGTCAATATTTACCTTGGTTAGAGCTCAAATAGAATTTGAACTAGGAAAGGAAGGATGACTCTTGGCTACAGAATATAAATATTCTGACTTGGATTTGGATTTCACGGCAAATCCAATAACAAAAGATATCTCTCTGAAATATGATGTAGAAGCTGTGAAGAGATCTCTTAGAAATTTAATTTTTACGAAGAAGAATGAAAGATTTTTTCGGCCTGATATTTCAGGAGGAATACACGATCTTCTTTTTGAAAATTTTGGTTCCATACAAACAGTCACAATTCGCAGCAGAATAGAAAATCTGATTCAGAATTATGAGCCAAGAGTAACAGAAGCAAAAATTGAATTATACGAAAAAAGAGAACAGAACACACTACAAATCGACATCTATTTTAGAGTCCGCAACATTCCGGGTATGCAAGAACTCACTTTAGACCTTCAAAGAGTAAGATAACATGGCCATTTCAAATAAAGCAGCACAATCCATAGAAAGTTTAGATTTTGATACCATCAAAAGTGATCTAATAAAATACTTGACCTCACAAGAGGAATTTCAAGATTATAACTTTGAGGGGTCTGGATTTTCCGTGCTCTTGGATGTGTTGTCGTATAATACTCACCACATGGCATTTTATGCCAATATGCTTGCAAATGAATCATTTTTGGATAGTTGTGTTCTACGAAGTTCTGCTGTTTCTCTTGGAAAATCCGTAGGATATATTCCAAGAAGTAGAAGAGGTTCTGAAATAGTCGTAGATGTAAAAATGGTCAATAACAGTTCGGATGGTGGCGGATCTCTTAATCCTCTTTCCGAAGAAATTGTTTCTCGGGTAAAAAGTGGAAACTATTCAATATTAAAGAATGAAGTATTCACTACCACAAAGGGAGGAGAAACTCTTTATTTCTATTCTGTAAACAATGTGTTTTTTACATACGAAGGTGATGATACTGATGGCAATCCAGTGATATATGCAAGAAATGTTCTTCTCAGAGAAGGAAAATTGAATACAAAAACATTTGTAGTGAATAATCAATATGGTGAGGATCAAAGATTCATAATACCAGATTCTAATTTGGATGATCGTTCTGTCAGTGTCTTTGTTAGAAAATCCATTTCTGAGTCCGAGGGGTCTACTGAAAAGTGGTTTCCTTCAACCAGTATAATTGAAAATGGTCCCGCAACGAAAGTATTCTTCTTGCAAGAAGTATATGATGGATATTACGAAGTATATTTTGGTGATGGGATAATTGGACAACCAGTAGAACAAGGCAACATAATATTTGTAACTTATGCTAGTTGTTCTGGTGTAGATGGAAATAGTGCTGGAATAAGTGATTCTCCAAACACTCCTAATTTCACATACATTTCAAGTATCAATACTGCTGAAGATACAGAATTACAAAATGTGCGCTTCAATGTTTCCGTGTTGAGAGATGAAAACGATAAAATTGTCACTTCATATGGTGGTCAAGAAAAAGAAACTAGAAGTTCCATAAAATTTTATGGTCCTCGTTTTTATGAAACCCAAGATAGAGCAGTAACAACCAATGACTACATTGCACTTTTCCAGAAACTATATTCTGGATCAATTCGTTCTATTCATGTTTGGGGTGGCGAAGAAAATGACCCTCCAGAATACGGAAAAGTTTTTGTGTCGGTGAGGCCCATAAATGGATTGTTTCTCAGTAATCAAGAAAAATTGTCACTGGAAAATAGCATATCCACAGAAAGAAATATGGTGTCCATAACACCACAAGTCGTCAATCCAGAATATCTGTATATTACACCATCTATAATTGTAAAATACGATCTTAGAAAGAGTTCTACAGATTTAAATGTTCTTTCCAAGCAAATAAATGATTATGTTCAAATTTTCGGATTGGAAAACCTTTCTTTGTTTGAGAAGAATTTCTTCTCTGGTCAGATGATACGAAACATTTTGGAGTTGGATGAATCAATAAGAAGCTGCACTGTAGCTGTAAATTTCAATAAACAGATAGTTCCCACTTTCAATACAAAAATATCATATTCAATAAATTTTGAAAATCCTCTTTCAGAAATATCTTCGGGAACTTATATTCAATCTGGATCGTTTCTTACATATGGAACAGGAACAAATGCTTTGAATCTACCAGCAGTAAGAGCATATTTCAAAGACAATGGAAAGGGAAAGATAAGTCTCTATAATAATTCAACCAATGAATTAATCAAAGATCAGTTTGGAACCGTGAATTACGATACAGGAAAGGTGATTTTAAACTCAGCAGAATTCTTATTGGAAAATGGATTGCAAAAATATGAAGTTCGTGTAAATGCGAAGCCAAGAGACAATGATGTATTCTCAAAGAAAAACACAATATTGGAAATGAACTACGATGAAGTAGACTTGACTTTAGTAGAATCATCGACGGTGAGAATATAATATGAGAGATAGGTTTAAATTACGAAGTTTTATACGAAACCAGTTTCCCGATTTTGTAAAAGAAGATCATGGAAAAGTTGTTGCTTTCATGGAAGCTTTTTATGCGTGGTTGGATAGCAATTCCACGAAAATAAGAAATATATCACAACTAAAAGATCTTTATGATATAGATGAAACACTTGACTTGTTTATCGAGGACTTCAAGAAGACATATTTAGCCAGTTTTCCAATTGATTTGGTGATAAATCCATTGACTGGAGAAAAACTTTCCCCCAAAAAAATAATAAAAAACATCAAAGATTTCTATAAAGCAAAAGGAACAAAAACTTCCTATAGTTTTATTTTTAGGTTATTATACAATGCAGACATTGAAATTTATTACCCAAAAAAGTTTATATTGAAACTTTCTGATGGTAGATTCCAGCAAAACAAAAAAATATTCCTAAAAACTTCTGTTCCAGCAAAAAGATTAAATCTTAGAGAAAAAACCATATGTCAAAGATCCAGTGAATTTGACAATGAAAGTGATTTGACAGCTAGAGGAAGAGTTATTTCCTCTATAACATACACCAGACAAAATTTTTATATTATTGAACTTGAACTTGAAGAAGTTTTTGGTTCTTTTGATGTTGATAAATCAATATTGGACATTGATAGTGGTGAAGTTTATGGTAAGACCTATTCTGTGCTTGCAGATATAGTGGTGAGTAATCAGGGGTATGGTTATAGAGTAAATCAGAATATAAACTTTGAATCTCTACTAGAAACAAGAAATAGTTATCTTCCTAAAGCAAGAATTTCAAGAGTGTCATCAGGTTCGGGTGAATCCCAAGGAAAGGTAATAGAAATACAAATAGACGATCCCGGACTGAACATAGATGAAACAAATTGCGGTATTGTTTCAGGAAATCCTATAGATCAGGGAGGTCTGACAGGAGGAACAGGTTTTGCAGCTTCACTGACATTTGGTGCGTTTTTTGATAAAAACGAATCCTATTTGAATGATCGAGGATTATTAAACTCCACGATGGTCTTTCAAGATAACTATAAGTATCAAGATTATTCGTATGTAATACGAAGTGACGTATCCTTTTCAAAATATGTGGATACCGTAAAAGGTCTTCTACACCCAAGCGGATTGCAGTTATTAGGGGAAACTGCAATAAACAAGTGTTTATTGGGAACACCCTCAACATTTTTAAATATTCCTCAGATAGAAGCAAAAAGAATAGGAAATTATCTTCCATATACTTTCTACACATATGACAATCTTTCAAACTGGTTCAATGGAGCTTGCTATGCCACTGGAACACATGATTCCCTTGTGATATGTGGTGTGGCTGGTTGTATAACAGGCAACCCGATAAGTTCAGGAACTACTTTCGCTAGTGCTCCAACTGGGGATTGCTTAACTGCGGATCTACCTTCGGATTCAAATCAATCTTATTGGATCACTTATCCACATCCAAATAACAAAATAGATCAAGGAGTTGTGAATATATATGTAAACCAACTTGATGATTTTTATGGACCTACAGATTCTGGTCAAGGCCAATCTTCTTCTGGATGGTTGGAATGGAATCTTTCTACACAAAATGGTGGAACTGCTGGTCCTCAAGAGGAGTGGTTAACAGAAATACTAAATAGTGTTGAAAATAAAAACTTTGCGGCACTTTTCATCAATACTGCTAGTGAATTTAGAAAAGTTCCAATATATGCGTTCTTGAATGATATTTCCTGCACTTATGATTGTAGGTATTCAAATAGTTGTATTGAACCTGATGCTAATCCTACACCTCCAGAAACATTCCCCGATGATTATAAGGAATATTTGAGTAAATTAACCACGGATACAAGTAGTGAAGAAATAGAAAGTATAGCCATTTAAATTTTCAAAGGTAAAACATGTCATCCTGCGTAACTATAACACAAAATTTTAAGAAAGAAGTAGTTGAATCATTTTTGGACTTCTTTAAAACAACCAATGAAGATAGTTGGTTTATTGCGATAGGCAATCCAATTCCTTGGTCTTTTGATAGGGAAATAGCAAATACAAAAACGGTATACAATAAATCTATCGTTGGAAATGATAGTATTGTTCCTGATAATTTGGACACTGAAAAAGAAAAATATGATTTTTATAAAGTGTGTACAGCGATGAAAAGAATACTAACCGATGATATTTCTTTTCTGATACCTAGAAATAAATGGGAACAAAATACTTTTTATTATCCATATAGAGACAATCGAGAAATTTTTACAGATGATGATTTAACAAATAGACCTTTTTACGTTTACAACGAAAATAATCGTTGCGTCTACAAGTGTATAGAAAACAGCTTTTTTGGTCCTTCAGCTGGTGCTTCTGCCTATGGTAGATCATTATATCCACCAACTGGAACAAACACAGATATAATTGATACTAATGATGGATATAAGTGGAAATTCATGTATCAATTGAGTAGTACAGATGAATTTAAATTTTCTGTTTCGGGAAGAAATGAACAGGAAACATACATTCCTGTCAAATATATTTCATATGACCCCACGGACTCAGAAGAAATAACACAAAAAGCAACCCAAGACGCTGCTGTAGATGGTTCCATAAGTTCAATATATGTAAAAGAAGATTATAGAAACGCATTCAAACTCGATACAGACAAATGTTTAATAAGTTCCGTGGAACCCATATATCCCAGAATAGATTATGCAGCTGGAATAACATCAATAGATATTGATTATTATGGTCTTAACACTTCAGTAAATTCAATAAAAGATTTGTTTGTTCATGTTATTGATGGAAGTGGCTCCGGTCAAGTTAGATTGATAAAAAGTAGCTCCAGAGAAAAAATAGATAATTCGTATTATTTGCGAGTTTCTATTGATGCTCTAGATGAAGGAATTTCAGGATTTAGCGGCGATAGTGGAAGTATGATAAACATCATTCCTTCAATAGATATTTTCGGTGATGGAGAAGCAAATGATCCCAGTTCAGCTTTGAATTCTTCTTTGGAAACTGCTTTAGCAATTCCTTTTTTCGATTCAGACAATTTTCTCCAAGGAACAGATTTACTAGATATTGGTAAAAATTATACATTCGGAAAGGCATCAATTTCCAAGGGATTAACTGCTGTAAGCATAACAGAAAATCCAACCATACCATCTGACTTACTTCAAGTAAGTATGTCTCCTTTCGGTGGTCATGGCAGTAATGCTGTTTTAGAATTGGGTGCTTCCCGGCTAATAATCAAAACAAGTTTTGAAGGTAGTGAAAATGGAGAACTCAATTCTTCAAATGATTTTAGACAAATAGCAATAATCAAGAATCCAGATTTTACTGATACAACAGCAATCATAAGAACGGAGCAGGAAAACCTTGGTTCCACGATAAATGTTGGTGATACTGTCGAACTTTCTGGTTCGGGAATAACCGCGACCGGAGTAGTTGCTAACATATATGAATTTAATGGTGGAAATGAAGGTCGTGAATTTGTAGTGAAAGGTATTTCTGGGGATGTGGGTAATTACACCACAATAGAAGGCGTTTCAATTGATTCTTACGATGGTATAGAATTTACCGAGTATGCTGGTCTGGAAAACAAGAATATAACTAGACTTATTGCCAATTCAACTGTCACTGGAATAACTTCCAGAGATATTGTGGTAGGAGCTGGAAACAAATCTTCTGGTATAGTTCCATCTTTAGCTTCTGGAAAAGTATTGGGGATAGAAAATAATACTGATGTTTTAGTTGAAAATGTCAGAGGAAAATTTAAATCTTCTGAACTTGTTTATGCTATTACACCTGGTGGCACAGGTTCTGGAAGTTTCACGATCAGTGATGTGCGGGAGTCAACTCCATCAACCTTTAAAAATGCATATAATATGACAACAAGACTAAATTTGGTTTCTGCTGAAAATTATTATTTCGAAGCAGATTCATTTGTATCAGATAATTTGGTTTATTCTTTCGAGACAAATACGATTAGTGTCCCTAAAAGTTCTTCAGAATTCAAATCAAATGCATTTGTTTTTGATTGGACACCACAACTAGTTGGATTGGGGCCTGCTGGAACCACCAACACTGGAGTTCTAGAGGTGGTTGGTGCGAAAAAGGGAACATTCTCAGTCGGTGATTACATTCTATATTATAAAGATAATATTGCTAGATATGCCACTATAAATAGTATAGTTCTACCAGAAATTCGTTATGGTTCTGGTGAAGTTCTCTATGTTCAAAACTTCACGGGAATAGAAAGATTTGGCGGAAACAACGAACAGATAAACTTGGTTCTAGGCCTGTAGGAGTAGAGAAAATATGCCTTCATATGACCCAACATTTTTCAACATAGATCCATATTACGACGATTTTTCCGAAGATAAAAAATTTCTTCGTATGCTTTTTAGGCCTGGGTTTGCTCTTCAAGCAAGAGAGCTCTCGCAAATACAAAGCATTCTCCAAAATCAGTTAGAAAGATTTGGTAACTTTGTTCTCGATGATGGTAGTATGGTTTTTGGTGGACAAGTCACTGAAATACCAGCAAAAGTCAATGCAATATCTGGTTTGTCTGGAGGAGGCGGAGTTGTTGTTGGGGAATTGGATGATAGCACTATTTCTTTGGAGAAGGATGGTGTTACATCTTATGCTAAGATAATTTACGGAATGAAGGATCCAGTCACCGATGAAGATGTGATTTACTATCAATATCTTTCCGGTGAATCGGTGACAGGTGATGTATCACTTCAAGGATTTTATGCTGGAGCAACATTTACCGCCAGTATTTCTGGTGACGTAAGTGATGGTCTAGTTATACATGTAGATGAAGGTATACGATACACCAATGGTTATTTTGTGACACACGATACACAAAAGATAGGTGTATATGAGATAGATGGTTCATCTGCGGACTATGAAACACCAAATAGTAGTGTTGGGTTCAATATAAAGAAGAGTATTGTAACTTCTCAGCAAGACATTTCATTGCGAGATCCAGCTTCTGGATCGTATAATTTCAACGCTCCAGGTTCAGATAGATTCAAAATAGAATTGGAGATTGCACAAAGAGGTTTGACCGCTTCCATAGATACGGCAGCGGCAGATCCGTTCGCAAGAACAGACTTCATAGAGTTTGCTAGAACCGTGGGGGGTAGTGTAGTAAAAAGAGAAAAATATCCAGATCTAGGCGAACTTGAAGAAACATTTGCAAGAAGAACATATGATGAATCTGGACATTATATTGTCGATCCATTTGAACTAAACATGATTCCAGGCCCAGCTGCGGACAATCTTTATTCTAAATTGGATAGTGGAAAAGCATACATTTTTGGGTATGAATTTGAAACACAGGGTTCGGTAAAACTAACTCATAATAGAGCAAGAACAACTCGTCCTGTTGGTAGTGATTTTGTGGAATATGGATATGACGTAGGCCCATATATTCTCGCAAGATTCACCAACATAGCAGATGGTGCGAGTGGATTGAACTTTTCAACACTCCCAACAATATATTTTGACTCTTTCACAGGAATAACTGGAGATACGAGTAGTTATGGAACAGTCGATGGAGTCAGATTTGTAGTTGATGCATTTGACACTGAAAATATTTTTGTTCCTGGTGCAACTCTTTACTTCGACACCGACGAAGCAACTTTAACTGGTGGTTCTTCTCCCGGCGCTTCTGCGGCAGTCACAGGAACAATAATAAGAGCTTTGGGACAAACTGGGTTCACAACTCTTGTCGAAGTTGGTCCTCCATATACATCAAGATCGGGTTGGACAGAAGGAACGACTGCTGCATTTGAAAACGCCCTGTTCTATGTCGCTGCTGGAGCATCTTTTGAAGATGGTTCGGATGTAAGAACATTCACTGGTTCCAATGTTTCATTCTTCAGCACCACTTTATCGTTATCACTTACTGGTGGTCCTTTGACCAACAATATTGGTTCTGCAAAAATCAGAAGCATTCAAAGATTGGGTGGTTCAAGTCATAAGTTGTTCTTGGACGACATTTCATTCTCAGACAATAGACTTCTTTCAAATATAAGAAGAATTTTCATAGACGGAAATACAGGAAACCCCGCATTTTATCCAGATCAAATACCGACAACATTGTACGCACAAGGAAGCAATTCCTTGGTCTATGAGACACCATATGGTGAAGTCGTAGAGAAGTTCTTCGATTGGGATTTCTTGGTAAATGTTGTAGTAGAGGTTTCTTTGAGTTCTGGATCAGGAACCAAAACAATAAGCACTAGTGACATTGCAGATTTTCTTCAAATAGGTCCAAATATAGCTGAAGCAGATGTCTATACACCACTAGAAAATTCACAAATAGTAACACTATTCACTGAGGATGGTGTTCTCACTGGTGAATTGAGAATAACATCATCAACATCAGAACCAGACACACTTAATTTCCAGAATGTAAAATTGAATGGAAATTCTTATGATGGAATAGTTAAGTGTGCGGTGGCATGTCAAACCAATGGTGAAACATACAGAAGTAAATCGCTCACATCTCAGAGTTCAGTAACATTGACATTTACTGGACCAGATGAACAAGGATATTACTACAGTTACTTCCCCGATGGAGGTTCAAGTTATAGAACAGATGTTGCTTCATTGAGTGATGTTCCCGCTTCATTGACTGGTTATGTTTTAGACAATGGTCAAAGAGATACATACTATGATTTCAGTAAAATAAAGGTGGTTTCTGAAACTCTTCCATCTGGAAGTGTAACTGTAAATTACTATGAACATTCGAATGTAACGAATGGTCCATTTGTCGGAGGAACTGGTGGTTCTTATGAGGACTATGAAAGTATTCCTTCATTCTACTCAAACTCGGGTAAGACAGTAGACCTTAGAAATTCTTTGGATTTCCGTCCTGTTCGTGTAGGAACTTTGAATGAGTTTTCTCTCACTGGTCCATATGTTAGACCATCTTACATATACGACAATTACGGAAGTGGCGCCAAATATTCCTACTATCTCCCAAGAATAGATAAGATAATTCTTACGAGAGATAAGAGTTTCCAAATAATAACTGGAGTCCCCAGCGAAACTCCTTCAATTCCAGAAGATAGTCCAAATGCGATGACTCTAT